CTCAAAGAGTCCGAAAATGTTGACATTCTCCGATCAGTGCGATCTGCGAGAGTGTCGGCGTCTGGCATTGGCATTGCTAATGAAAGACGTCAAAAGATAGCATTTTTGCTCTTGCTTAATGCTTCTTTAACTGCTCCACTAATCTCATTTGAATTAGTAAAGCATTTGGCTAGGAAGATTGGATCAAGGATCCCTTCTCCTAAGCGTCGTACTATTATATTCAATATATGTAATACGACTTTCGTAAGTGGATCCCCCATGAGGACCCCTTTACGAGTGACGACGTACCTAGATGTTGCATCTAGTTCGTCGCCTATACCTATCCTGGAGAGACATCCTACTCCATGGAAGTATATCCGCCGTGGTTTGTAACAAGTTTGTTGTACAACCAGGCGTAGAACCCTTGGTATGCCACATTTGCGCATCCAGGCTTCTCCGATCCACGATGCGATTTTAAAATCCATCGAATCGGTGGCTTCTTCATAGTCCGTCGAGGACATGAAGCAGTCTTTGTAAGTATCTGTGATTTCCACTTCACTTACAAACTCCTCAGATGTTCTATTTTCAACACTGAAGAGTATTTCATCCTTGTCCTTATCTGAGAACGAGGTGAAAAAGTTCCATCCATGATGCGATGCACCCATGCCGGAACTACTGCTCTCTATCCCCTTCTTAAGTGGGTATGAGCATATCTTGTTTACAAAATCTAATATGATTTTTAAACAAGTACGGCCCTTGGTAACGGCTCTTGCCTTACCAGGTTCCTTTACAACTGTTACGAACGCATAATTGAGTTCATCCAGTTTATAGCGTAGTATTTGGTCAAAACATGCCCAAAATATATACTCGCCTAAGTTAAGTTCCCCCAGCTTCTGGTAGGACTCAACTACATTGGTTTCAAGATTCCGAACTGGAACTTCTTGGCCAATACGCGCGTTATTAACTATCTGGTTAATAACGTCTGTCGTTCCACCTTCTGCACGGGTATTTTCCCATGCAGCGGCGTGTGTCACGGTCACCCTACCTTTAGTAGAGAGGCCAGTGAATGCTTCTTGGGGTAAATCACTAATGATTTCCTCAAGTGCTACCCGGATTAGCTGTTCTGACGTTGCAGAGACAACTTCCGGTTCTCCAGAGACGGTTAAAAGAAACTTTCTTTTTGACTGGAGTAAAACAAGTGGTGGGGGCGTTCCTGCACCTCTTGTTTGGGATATCAAACCGATAAGCATAGGCTTACGGCTTGTATCATCGTGTTGAATTCTTACCGCAAGGGAGGAAAACACACGTAACTCGTCCGGGATATCTTTTAGAATCGCGTCGAGTTCTTTCTTAGAACCATTTTCATGAAAATGTTTCTTAAGACACTTCCTATGCTTCTTAATAAGAGCATAGTTAGTCACGATGTCCAAACAGCATTCTTCTGTTTGACCATCAAGGAATTCATCCCCTATTAGGGTGTTGAGATTCCATAATGTGAACAAGTCGAATCTTTCCCATGTCCACATTTCTTCGGGGTATGCCAAATATCTTTGGAAAAATATCCCGTCAACCGTCTTAAGCATTTCTAATAATCTTAAGCTACGGCTTTTCTGTGAGCGTGTCGACTGATCTGCGCCCCAGAATCTCTCCTTCCTTCTGGCATTCCAGTTAGGATCGGGTTTCCCTGCTAGGAAGTGCGTAACGCGCCTCCAGAGGGACTTCATAAAGTAATGATATTCACTACCTTTATGATGTGCATCCGCATAGAGCCTATGGCCCCAATGCGTATGTTGTGCAATTATGTGAAGTTTAACTTCCATACTTGCAATATTCCAAAACTGAACAGAGTTCGTTTTGGAACCACTCCAACTAGGTCCGAGGATCCTATTTGGAATCTTGTCTTGGAGCCGAAATGTATCGCACTGCCAGACAAAAAGCTTTGGTAGAGGTTCGCCTCTACTTTCAGCCAATACACGTGCCGCCTGGATCTTCCAGAAGTCAGTGTAATCATGCTTCCAATAATATTTCTTATTCTTGGGGCCTGCAATTAGAAACTCCGGCTCTGCCGCAGCAACTAATGTCTCATCTAGATCCACTGGATTACTAGCTGAGTCTTCAGCAACATCCTCCGCTATTGGAGGAGTGCGCTGATTTTCTCTCTCCACATCTCTAAGAAGTGTAGAAAGAAAGGTACTTCGTGAGCTGACTGATCCCTCTTCGAGTACTAATCCTTTGACAAGAACCTCGTTCTTGGTCTCTGGGTCACAACAAATTAGGTTGAAACCTAGCTTTGTTAGTGTAGCATGTGTTCCCGCCAGATGCGG